AGGATCAAGGCCACGGATCAGTTGAGTGGAAGCATAGCCGACCTTAATGGAGTGGTTTCCTCATATTGTCCCGTATGGGATTCAGTTGCGGAAGAGTGGGGGAGCGCCGAAGGGGATTACGAGGTCACAAACAATCAAGCTGCCTTAATTCGGCACGTCCTAACAGGTAACGCCAACGCACGGAAAAGGACTTCTGTACAGATTGACAATGATACCCTGGGTGAGTTTTACGAATTTTGTGAAACCAACGGGTATGCTTTTAATATGTATCGTGATTATACGGTTGGTGCATTTGAGACGTGCCAGGATATAGCCTCAACAGCAAGAGCTTCTATAACTATAAAGGACGGCCTCTGGTCAGTCACAGCGGACACAGGAGAACAAACACTCGTTCAACATATCACACCCCGTAACTCATGGGGGTTTTCTGCGGAGAAGGTCTTATATAACAGACCCCACGCCTTCAGGATTAAGTTCAAAAATGAAGACAACGGATATGATGATGACGAAAGAATCGTCTATGATGATGGGTACACCTCAGAAAACGCAACTCTTTTTGAGTCGATAGAGTTCCCTGGAATTACGGACCCTGACCTTATCTGGAAGTTCGGACGATTTCACATCGCACAGGCCAGACTCAGACCAGAAGTCTATTCTCTCTACATGGATTTTGAACATCTTGTTTGTCGTAGGGGAGACAAGACCAGAGTCTCCCATGATGTGCCTATGTGGGGGTCCGGGTGGGGGAGGGTGAAATCTCTTACCACTGATGGCGGGAACATAACACATATAACCCTTGACGAGTCTGTGACAATGGTGGCTGGCACCTCGTATGCGTGCCGGTTCAGGCTTGCTTCCGGGTCCACCCTTGTTCTGTCTGTTGAAACTGCGGTTGGGAGTACGGCAACGCTGGAACTCAAAACACCCGTAGCGACTGCCAGCGGCCCGGCTGTTGATGATCTCGCAATGTTCGGTGAGGCAGACAGTGAGACGGTGGAACTATTGGTTCACTCAATTACAAGAGCTGGCGATTACACAGCTCAACTCTCCCTTGTCGATGTTTCCACAGCTATTTACGACGCAGATACCGGAGAGATCCCGGCTTTCAGTCCCCAGACAACGGCACCGGTGGATGTGACAAAACAGGTTCCGGCAACGCCCACAATCATAGGCACGACTGCCGGTACAGCCGCCCTTGATATAATCGGCGGGAGTGTGATATCTCGAATCCTGATTTATCTATCGCCTCCGGTGGTTAGTATAGCGAGCGATTATCGAGCAAGGTGGCGAGTGCAAAACGAAAAGCAATGGCAGTACACGGCAGCCACTAGCTCCTACACCGTGCCAGTGTCTCCGGTGACAGACCTCCTTACCTACGAGGTACAGGCTCAAGCACTTTCTGTCTATGGCGTACCTTCACTTTGGACGGATTCTGAAACGGTATTGGTGACGGGTCAATCTGAACTTCCATCCGATGTGACTGGTTTCGCCTGTAACATTGTAGGGACTGAGGCACACTTGAGCTGGTCACCTGTATCGGATATCGATTTAAGTCACTACCGGGTAAGGTGGTCTCCTGTAACATCCGGGGCAACATGGGCGGCTTCCGTTGATCTGGTTGAGCGAGTAGGAAAACCGGCTACCTCCATAAATGCCCCCGCTCTTGTTGGAACCTATTTAGTCAAGGCAGTCGATTACAAAAGCAATGAATCCGAAACGGCTGGATCAGCTATAACTAATATCGTCAGGGTTTCTGGTATGAATTTAATAGAGGAAGTTTCCCTCCCGCCGTGGGCCGGGACAGGGGACGGCGCTTATTATTCATCGACACTGGGGGGAATAATCTTAGACAGCGCAACGGACTTATATGATGCAACGGACCTGTACGCGCAGGGCAATCTTTATATCAACGGATCTCTTGAGAGTGAGGGGACATACACGATTACCGAGACAGTGGACCTCGCTGGAGTACTCACATCGCGGTTGAGTGCAAGCTTGACAATATCAGTCCAGAATCTACTTTCTGACTTATATGACGCAACGGACCTCTATGAATTATCAGATATGTATGGAGCGACGGGTGGTCTTTATTCAGCATGTCTGGAAATCAGGACTACTGAAGACGACCCCGATGCTGCCCCAGATTGGACAGGGTGGCAGGCGTTTATTGTGGGTGATTATACGGCGCGCGCCTTTCAATTTCGTCTTCGGCTTACGGGAACGGCTCCAGGGATTACTCCTGTTGTGACGGCTCTCTCTGCTCAAATCGATATGGAGGATCGTGTCATAGGGTTCAATTCAACAATAGCCGCAGGGGGTACGACGGTATCTTTCTCCCCGGCCTTCTATGCTGCCCCGGAAATCGGTATCTCGGTCTCAGACGGGCAGGAGGGGGACAAGTACACGATAACGGATAAAGATGAGACAGGGTTTGACATCGCCTTTACCAACAGCGGTGGCGCGGTTGAAAGAAACATATCAGGAATCGCAAGGGCCTACGGGTCTTTAGAAACATAAGGAGGTATAGAAATGTCACAAGTAACTAATTATACAACGCCGGGAACTCCGCTAACAATGGCGGCCCTGAAAATTTTTCTTGACGATGCATATGCAGCGGCGGCATCAGCAAACCGGGGAAGTACAGCACCAAGTAATCCATTTGAGGGAATGCACTGGTGGGACTCATCGGCAAACCCTGAGATTTTGAAGAGGTACACGGTCGCGGGTGGGTGGGTGTCGATACTGTCGGTCAACATAACGACTGGGGCCGCAACATTAGCGAGTGGTTTACTGACAGTTCCCGGAGCAATAGGCGGCACGACTCCGGCGCCAGGTGCGTTTACGACCCTGAAGCAGACAACGGGGAAGGCAGCAGGGGCGATACCTATTTCTGATGCAGATGGAGCTTTGACTCTTACCGCTTCAACGGGGACAGGCGCACCGGTAAGAGCAACGTCACCGACACTTGTAACTCCTGCTCTGGGAACTCCTGCATCTGGAGATTTATCCAATTGTACTGGTGGTGGTGGTGGTATAGTCACAACCTCAGTCGAAGACGAAGCTGAAATCGCCCTCGATACTGGCAAAACCGGACGCGGTTGGGCGATGGCCGGAGATAATGAGGAATATATCAACTTCCGCTTTACCGCCGCCGGGGTTGTCGCAATTATCTCCAACAGCGCCAACGCCATCAACACCGATACAGACGGGTTCCTCTGCGTCTATGATGCCGGGGCGGGAATCGCAATCAAAAACCGCTTAGGGGCAACTAAAGTTATAAGATATATAGTAAACTATTCATAAGGAGGAAAACAAAATGCGTGGATATCCAAAACATATCAACTGCGTACAGGATTTTAACAATCTCCTGGCAGACAAGGCTTTAAAGGCCAGGACCCTGGCTGAGTTGCAGGAAATTTACAACAAAGACGACTCAAAGACCCTGCGAGCAACCACCCTTATTGACCCTGAAGACCCGAAGTCTGACTGGAACACTGAGGAAATTGACAACCCCATGCCGCTCTGGAAGCAGAAGGGCTTTGCGAGTCGTAAAGCAGTTGCAACGCTTATCACGAAGAACGGGGGTAAAATCTAATGACAAATCAATTGTCCACACAAATAACGAAGATGAAAAAACGTATTAAACATCTTTTCCCTGAGGATGGGTATCACACAGTTAATGTGCTGGAGGATTCAAAATTTGACGGGTTTTATGTTGAAGTAGAGATCTCTGGGGGCAATTCTTATTTTCACATTTCATCGTCCGGGATCGCTAAAGAGGTGGATAAAAATAGAGAAATCTTAGTCAAAATAGGAGGAATTGGTACAGTCCTCCTGTCTGGTATCGTGCGAGGGGGTAAAATCTAATGGCGAATCGACTTGTAACACAGGTAATGAGTGATGTGTCCGATCTGGCGTGTGTGCTGGCTAACATGAGCCTGAACAAACTCACCCGAATCATCGAATATAAAGATGCCGATGAAGTGACCATCAAGGGGTCGAATAACATCGGCTTTGAACTCAATTCAAAGTGGTGGTTGCTGGACACAGATGTTGATGTAGCAACCGGGGCTGACATAGACGCCGGCGCAATCGCTAATGGTAAGGATTATTATGTTTATGCCTGCGATAATGGAGGGGCTTTGGCGTTTCTTATCTCCCTGGCTTCGACATATCCAGCCGGTTACGCTGCCGCGACATCTCGAAAATTAGGTGGTTTCCACACCCTCTGTGTCGATGTGGGCACAATCGCAGGGCATACGCTGACGGATTTTACGGCTAACTCTATCCTGCCTCAGTCTGTATGGGACTTGAAGCACCGTGCATTGTCTGGATCTGAAGGTATGGTTTGGAGTGACGAGGCGGGTCTGTGGGTTGATATTTATTTGGCAAGTGGAACCGGTGCCTCAACGGTAAGCGTTTATGGCGGGACAATCTCGGATACACGCAACTGGATGGACTTTGTTGACGACTTTGGCGCGGTTAAGAAAACACTATTGGGGGATGATGAATTTCAACTAATCGCAGCCGGTTCTAACGAGGAAACTAACATTACTGGTTCCGCTGACCCGGTAACAACGGGTGGGCATAGCGACACAGTCGGACGTAGAATGATCTCAAATATCGGCTGTGAAGATTGCGCTGGCGCAATGCGGCAGTGGTTGAGAGATACATCTGCCAATTATGATGGTGCCGTGGCTGCTGGCTGGCTTGATCTTGCTGGAGATAAAGGATCATTTTATCGACCA